GCCATCTTATTCGCACCGGCCACCGGACAAGACCTGATTTCAAGATCACTGAATCCCTCTCCACAATCCGGCGCGACGCGATAACCTGGCACGAACCAACCGCGCTCATCCTTTTGAGCTGATGGTAAACCCTGCTGAAATGGTCCACCACAGTTCCCGCGCTGAGCCCTCAGCCCCGGCTTTGCTCGGCATTGGGTACAGTCCCAAGCGCGGCCTCTTGAGTGGCGAAGCCAAACGGAAGCCGCGAGCGCTATTTTCCCTCAAGGCCTAGCAGACTGATTCGTTGAATGTGCAGCACAAGCTCGCTGACTGTTTGGATACGATGAGCCTCAGGCCGGATCAGCTCGAGCTGGTCAGCGCTCGCCTCAGCTCCATCAATGTGGGTGAGGCTAGCGTTGATCATCTCTTTATAGACTCGGTTGAGATAAGCTTGATAATCGCTCATCGCCTCACGCTCATCATCACTCAGCTTGTGATGCCACTGAGCGCGCTCCATCGTGTCAGTTGGCGCCTCAGTCCAAAGGAGTCGCCCGAGTTCTGAGCGTGTGAGTGCTCCTGCTCTCGCCTCTGCCTCCTCACGCTCAGCAGGTGACAAGGCCTTAAGCGTGAACTTAGTGGCGTCTTTGCCGACCTTGCCGAGTTGTTGAATCTCACCTGACTCGAGATAAGCTGAGCGCTGAGCTTCATCAGCTGTCACCGATGAGTCACACGTAACCACAACGTCAAGAGTCTGATCTGAGGAGGAGAGGAAAGAGAGAGCCATATTACACGCCGAGTCCTAATCTAAAGGGTGAGTTGCCAGCGTCGGCCTCACTTACATCACCACCGAAGCGAGACTGTTGATAGGTTAACTGCTGACGAACAATGTCATTACCTGACACATCATAAGCGCTCGGGTCAACTGTGAGCTGAGCCGCTGGAAGCATGAGAGCGCAACCGAGCCCATCACCCTGAGGGCCAGTGCCTACAATGATCTGTCGCACAGTACGGTTGAAGAAGTCGCTGCTGATGGTGGTGTTAACTGAGCTGAGAGTCAGAGACAGCTCAACCACAACGTCACTGATCTCCATGTCACTCATAGCGATGATGCTATTAGAGTGACCCATAGGTGTGAGCGTATTTGTGAGAGTGAGGCTGAATTCTTCAGCATCGAGCGCCAAGCGTCCCAAGGTGTCACCCGTTGAAGCGTTGGTGAGTGAGGTGGGTGAGGTCGATGAGGCGACCACATAAGCACCACGGAAGAAGGCTGGCGCGCCGGTGTTGTAAGTTGGCTCGATGGGGCCAACCGCTGAGCCGTGATCATCCTGAATGAGCGCCGCTTGATAAGTGAAGTCAGCCATGAGACGCCCGTTATCAAGGGTGATGCTCATGCTCTCCAATACACAGCCATAAGCATACGAGCGGAAGTTCACTCCATCGATGCGGAATGATAGTGAGTGCTCTCTGTCACCTGTCGCAGTGCGTCCAGGGATATACCACGTTTGTAGACCTCTCACCGCAGTGTAAGAACTTGATGAGAAAGCAGGTGAGATGGTCACATCAGATGAGGCGTCGGCGTTGTCAGTTATCGCTGAGTATTCAGCGCGGCCACTGATAGAGGTGCTCACGAGCGTTCCAATATCAGCCTCAGCCGGTGCGCTCCCTGGTGTGTATGTGTTGGCGTCAACCGCTGTCACTGTGTCAGTGATCACAGATGGAAGCTTGGTCTTCATACCAGCGCCGAGGAGGTAGCCGAGGTAGTTGGCGGCGTAGGTATCCGCAGCTGATCCAATCGTGGTGAGGTCGGCGCGAACGACAACTTGGCCGGTTCGCCGGCGAACTCGTGAGCCACCTGACCAAACTGTATCAGGCTCAGGAGGTAGCATGTAGTTACCATCTCGAGCATCATTGCGCTCACTGACCACGGGCTCACCAGGGATGATGATGGGGTCACGCTCACAAGGGATAGAAACATAAGTGAGCCCTGAGTTATCAGGTAGACCAGTAGAAGCGCTGAGTGAGCCAAATGAGCTTTCAACAGCGATGGACAAAGAGCGATGTGTTACCGCCATGTTATGCCTCCAAATAAAGCAGAGTAAAGGGGATGGTCAGGATGAAGACACCCTGCTCACCGAGGTTTAAGGGCTCATAGATGGGTGTCTCAGGAATGACTGACACAATCCCAGTTGTGACGAGTGAATAGTTAGGCCCTTTGAGAGTGACTAAAAGACTCTCGGCATCCTCAGCCATGAGACGCTGCAGATAGGCCACATCATGAGGGATGTCATACCTCACCCTGAGGTCGATGAGCGCGCGGCGTCTACCGCTCAGCCCTGCCGCGCCGTCGTCGCTCGGCATCTCAGCGATATCAAGCTGAAAGTATCGATTGCTGTTGAAGCGCTCCTCTAATGGGACAACCATCCCATCAGCTCGAGCGTGAGCCACAAAGCCATGATAAATGTCACTCTTGGGTGACGTCGCCTCGAGCTGAGTCTCTAGGTATTCCAGCGCTGAAAAAATGCCTTGGCTCATTTGATCTTCTTTCTGATGGATAGCTTAACTGCCTCAACGAGAATCTCAATATCCTGAGGACTTAAGCCAAGGAACTGACGATCTTGATTGACCACGTACCCATACTGAGCCTTGTCACTGAGGCCGATGACAAACATGTCCTCAGTGGCTTGCTTCACTATCAGATTGTTCATCATGTTCCCTGAGAGGACTAGATCAACCTCAGCGCTGTCACTTCCGCTGCCTCGACGCCTGCTCTCCTCTTTATACTGCTGATAGCCACCCTCATAGTAGACGCTCTCACCCGTCCTAGATGGTCGCCCTCCTTTGGGCTTCAGACGAGCGCCACGCTTGGAGACATAGAGAGGTGTGGTTGAGTATGGCTTGAACGGTCGACCATCAGCGTCAAGCCCTCTCGAGGTTCTGAGCTTGATAGATGCAAGCGTGTTCTGCGCTAACCTCAACGTGTCCTTAGCGGTCCACAATGATCGCGGGATCTTGATGTTAACCTGATTCGGCATTAGTGCCTCATCCCTCTAACTGGTGTGAAGCGGCTATCGTTCTCACTCTTCACATAGCTAGACCATGAAGCTCTAAAGTCGGTGGAGCTTCCACCCTTGCGCCTTAGGTTCTCCTCACCCTCATCAACCACCCCATCACCATCGAGATCCAAGGTGATTGAACGTAGAGCGATGTCTAGCAACTCACGACATCTAGCCCTCATTGTCTCGGCGGCGTCGAACTGCATATTCATTTCATAGATCATGGCAGCTGAGCAGTAAGCATGAGCGCGCTTGAAACTCTGCTGATTGAAGACCTCATCCTCAGTCACATTGTCAGCTATGACATGATCACGGATCACCAAGATAATCTCATCAAGCGCCGCCTCAATCTGAGGTGTGAAATCACTCTGACGGCGTGGCACCTTATCAGCGAGGTTGGCGAATTGACCCACAAGCTCATCATGATCTAGGCCGGTGTTGAACGGTCTAGGAGTGACTTTGAGCAGTCCTGTCTCAACGTGATTATCACCAGCTAGATCAGCGTATTTGATAGTGTATGGATAGACACCCGCCGTAGCTGTTTGAAGCGCGGTGAGGTTAACATAGCTCATCGCAAAGTTGAGCGTCACAGTGCCACTCAGGTCTAACTCTCTAGGCAGAGGCTCAGCTAAGATGGCGCTGGTTCCTCCTAGCCTGCTCACCTTGACTGCATAAAAGGTGTCACGAGTAGTCTTGATGAAGGCGTTGATCTCATAGCGCTCAAGCTGAGTAGCCACCGCCTCACTGAGCGTGAGTGTGCGCCGGTCATTTGCCACCGCTGTCACTGTCACATCATCACGCGACTTGGTGAACGCCTCATCAGTGAGAGGTGTACTAAATCCGATGGTGAGTGATGGAGCTCCTGAGTAGGGTTGAGGAGGGTTCCAAGAGAAGAAGTGTGTTTGGCCTTTGACTGCTTTTCTCATCGCTTCTTTGCTCCTGCATTAGCTTTGCTTATATCACTCGCCTTGGCGCGCTCAAGATCAGCCGCCTTGATGAAGCTCTCAGTAACAGGGCTCCAAGAGTGTCGGCAGTTGTAGCCACCACACGCGATCTTAACCGGTCGCCCTTGATTGTTGTTGAGCTTGCTCATCTGCGTCTCATCGACCACGAGATTAATCAGCGCTCGACAGAAGGGCCGAGTGATCCCATCTCGTGGGCCGGTGTAGAGATAGTAGTTGAGATCAGCAGCCGCCGCCGCCACCGCTGTCACTGAGCGTCCATACTCTGAGATCTGTGTTTTGATCTCGGTGAGCTGTCGCCCCTCTGCCTTCTCTAGTTGTCTCTCTAGGTCGCTCTTAATGATCTCCATCGGGATTGATAGAGTCATCGAGCGCAGAGAGGTCTTCACCGCCTTGGTGAAGTCCGGCGCTATTACGTCTTCAAAGACAGCGCTCGCCGCTTGCGCTTGGATCAGGTCAAGTTGAGGAATAGCCTCAGGGGATAGATCGACGCCTATCACCTCAAGCGATTTCTCAACGCTTGCTCTGATTCTCGTGGTGGCCTCGATGAAGTCATCGACAGCCAAGCCGAGCCCACCACGTAAGATGAGGTCTAATATCTGCTCATCTGTGAAGCTCATCAAGAGCTGAGGATCATTGCTCACTGACTGCATAGTCATGAGGTCGACGATCTGTTTTCGTGCTCGCTTTAGAGCAAGGGTGAAGCCCCGCTCAGCTTCTACCTCTGCTCTGAGTTGATCGCGACGAGCACGAATAAGGCTAGCCACCGGCCCACGCTCGCCCTTGACCTGTCGAGACAGATCATCAATGGCGAGCTGGTCCGCATCCTCTGAGAGATGTATGTGGCTAGCCTCAAGCATCAACTCACACTCAGGTCAAACAGTCGTTGAGGACGTAACCAAGAGAAGCATCGATGAGCTTGAAGCTGTGGACCTCCTCAGCGTAGACATAGCGCCGAGTGCGATCTAATGAGTCATACTGACCCGCGATCATGCCACCAAACTCGAGGTTAAGCGCTGCCGTTGGCATGCCCTTAACATTACCGCTCTTTTGAACGATGGCATCTGAGCCGCGTAGGATACCCATGAAGATCGTCTCACGATCCCAGATGTAAGCCTCAGAGCTAGCCGCGCCAGGAACAGCGGTGTCTTGAAGCGCAGCACCTACCATGATGTTGGGGATACCGAGCACATCACGAAGCACAGAGAGAACCGCCTCATCTGCCAAGATGCGATTGCCTGAAGCGATCCCGCTAGAGCTGTCTCCAACATAGCCACGGACTTCAGGATTACGAGCAAGAGCGCGGAAGACGTCACGGCCTAAGATCATGGTGTCAGGGTTGATCCCATGAGCGTTTGAGTAAACGGTATCTTTGAGGCTGTGCAAGGTAGTGAGAGGCTCAGCGCCAACAGCGTCAAACTTAGTAGCAGGTGCTGAGGTGTAGCCTGCAAAGAGCGAGGTGCTGAAGAGGAGATCAGCAGCGCGCTTCTCTTTAGCGAGCTTCATCACTCGAGCGACCTTCTTTGCGATGCGCGCCTCTTCGCTCCCTGGATACTGAGAGTCGAAGATATCCTCCATCGCGATGGAGTCTTGAGCCGCGTAGATCTTGGCCTTGAAGGTGGTTGAGCTTCGGTCGAATCCACCGATGTTGGTGCGTGAGCTCCCCGGTGCGCGCTCGAGGTCAAGACCCGCGCCAGCGCCCATGAAGTTTCGAGTCTCCTCAAGCAAGATGGTGCCTGATCGCTCAGGAACCTTGATGCTCTCAAAGACTTTATCAGCGATGAGCTGGTCATCACTTGGGACAGCCTCAACGACGAGGTTGGATAGGATTTGGTCGACTGGATGCAGATT